CATGAAGCTTAAGATTCTCACCAAGAGTGATGGATCCTTCGTCCCTGAGGCGTACAGTATGCAGCGTGAACGCGTCTCTCTTGACACGATTGAGAAGGGGCAGAAGGTGCTGGCTATCATTGACCTTAACCAGATCTGGTTCATCGATAACAAGTTCGGTGTGACGATCCGCCTTCAGCAGGTACTTCTTGAGCAGTCCGAGAAGCTTCCCTCGTTTGCCTTCCAGGGCCTCGATATTCCTGATGCGGTCGATGTAGAGATTGACGAAGAGCCTGAAATTGACGAGTAAAAAAAATATACATACACAATAGATGAAAAACATTATCACCATCGCACTCTTATTCGGGATCATCTATGGTTCGTTAGAGCCTGAACATTTCGAATTTAAGAGTATCCTCGACCCGTTTTACTTTTCGTTCACGACGATGAGTAGTGTTGGCTACGGGGACTATGTACCCAAGACGAACCTCGCCAAGGTGTTGGTCATGTGTCAACAGGGTATGATCCTGAATGAGCTCGTATTTTAGATACACATTGATAAGAAGGTACCAATCTTCTCTTGAATGTATAAAAATATATGACGTAATAGTACTATGAACACCCAGGTGAAGAAGCTTCTCAGGGGTAAGAAAGCGTGTGACCCTGCGTCACATCTTTGGTTGAAAAAGAAGAATGGATCCATGACCCGGGGTGCTGTAAAGATTGGTGAAGGGGAATATGGTAAGGTGTATCGTGGGTGCATTGATGATGACTGTAAAAAGTACATCGTCTACAAGGAAATCAGAACTCCTTCGTTGAGTGAAAAGACGAACAGCCAACCCCTTGCAAAGTTTAAGGCGGCACTCGATGAAATCAGTCCGAAGATGGAATTTACCATCGCGAAAAAGTTGGAGGGCTTCGGAGTTCCCAAGATGTACCTCTATAAGACGTGTGACAATAAGGACATCCTGTATTCCGAGTATGTGAACGGTAAAGAATTTAGGGAATGGATGATGACACAACCCAGTCTTCCCGCTATAAAATCAGTCATGGCCCAGGTAATCTATAACCTCTACCGTATCCAGAAAAAGTATCCCGGCTTCCGTCATCACGATCTCCACGGTGGAAATATTCTTGTTCGACCAGTTCCCGTGAAGGATATGAAAATCATGGGGTCTACGATTTCGAATGCCGGGTTCGAAGCTGTCATAATTGATTTTGGATTTTCAGTCTTTCCAAGAATCAAGAATCCTCTCGTCAATGCCAACAATTACAAGAACATCGGTATCTCGAGAAAGTCTGACAAGCATTACGACCTGCACTTTTTCTTGAACTCCGTACATAACATGGTTCGACAGCCACGGACCAAGACAGAACGTGTCGTGAAGACATTCATTGAAAATCTTTTACCCAAAGACTATCTCGTGAATAGGTCGAATGTTGTTCAGAACTATCGATTGAGAGGTAACAAAACTGTGAATCTGAGCTTTGAGAAGGTTTTGTCCAAACCTTTCTTCACCGGTGAAAAGGTGATGATCCCTACGACCAAGCCTAGACGTAGACCTGTTATTAAAATCAAAACTCTTACACCAATAACACCAGTGAACAAGGATGCGGCTAAAGCGAGAGCAATCGCAATTCTCAAGGCGGGAAAAGCGAAACCCAAAAAACGCCCCGGTATCGTTAGAGCACGACCTTGAAGACTCGCTTCGTACCCTCGTCGATCATAGACAGTACCTTAAACTTTGGAGTCTTGATGAGTTTCTCACCACTTTTAGTCATGAACGATTTCATCCGTTCAACTTCACCACGGGGCATTTTCCTGGTGTACTTGAGCGTGACATTCTTGTTTCCGATGGATAGTACAGTTGAAGACATTTTTAATATCTACATATACTAAAATATGATCGCGTTCGCTGTTCTCATTCTCGTCAACGCCTATATTCTTATGAAGACTGGTGCTACCCAGGCTGTAGCTCCCGGGGAAAAGGGATGGACTATTTTCGGGACCATGGGGTGTGGTTGGACTCGGAAACAGCTTGAACATATGAAGAAGGTCAAAAAGCCTTTCACATTTGTTGACTGTGACAAGGGTAACTGCGAAGATGTCGACGCGTTCCCTACGATTGTTGCTCCCAACGGTGAGAAGCATGTTGGTTACAAAGAGGTTTAACAACCACGGAGTACCATCAGAGCGACCGAAAGAAGAAATGCGTCAAGTAGAGACTTGATAGGTTTAAGTACAGTGATGTGCTTTACCAGGGACTCGTTCCAGAGAAAGCGAAGAAGGAAGGTGCTGATGAGGATGATGACTGTATACAGTATCATGAGCTTCACACGGTCTTCGGTCTTCTTTGTGGCGGCAATATCAAGGATCATTTATAATATAGGAACATAATATAAATGAGCCGTCGTCAGCCGCCACTGAGCGGTTCTGAACCCACCTTTACGAATAAGTACTGGGGAACGTCGATTGGTATAGGTAACAACAACTGCTACGCGTACGCTGTCGGTGATTACGAAAAGTATCGTCACCAGAAGAGTGTACCGGGAGATAGAAGTGGTCGCTCCAAGTGGTATCATTCGTACACGAACTGTAAAAATCTACCACAACGCGTCGTTTCTGACAATCCCAAAAAGGTCTACGTCGTCAAGGGAAACACGAGATGCAAGAAGGGGTACTACAAGGTCATGATGTTTGTGACTGGTAAAAAGAAGGTGACACCATTCAATAACGGTGACTTTCATTTTTACAAACAGCATGGCCTGGTGGAATATCGTCCAAAAGATGGAGACACAAAGACCAGCATCGCTAAGTTCTTCAAGGTGTCGACGCGTAAAATACCGACCGTCGTGGTGGGTAAGATTATGAAGATACGAGTGAATGTCTTCAGTCATAAGCGAGGTTGGGCTACTGGCCCTTTGTTAAAGGATGCGAAGGGGCAGGTCATCAAGGATCCTAGAAAGGCGAGTCGAAATTATGGCAGTTTAAATTACAATACGTATTGTAGCTCATTCTGTGTCAAGAACAAGGGGATCAATGTCGGCAAGACTCGATCCAATATCCGAAAGAAGAGCGTCTAGGTCAACGACATCCTCAACGTCAAATGATATATCAAAGATATCCATCACGTTGAATATCATATCGTCATTCATCGATATGACATTCGATGTCGCGTTGTAATTGTTCTCGACTGTCAGTGTAACCTTAAAGTTGGATACATCGAACACCTTTCGACATTCTGGACATGTATTCTTACCTTGTTCTTTCCACTGCTCTATACATTCTGAGTGAAACACATGTCCACATCGAAGTGGGGGATTGGTTCGGGTCATCCTAACCTGGTTTAGACATATAGAACACGTCGACATTTCCCTGGTTTACACAACTAAACTTTTTTTAATATATACCCGCAACCTTAAGGAGAGGCTTGTCACACCTTTGGCAGTTGCCATCTTCGGCGACAACCTGTTGGTTGGTCACGACATCGATGAGTTCGGGACCCTTGCTCTGGAGAAGTTGGCGGTACTTGTAGTTGTCGACGTAATCGACTTCATTGTTGGTCATGATGTAATTGTTCAAAAGTCGCGAGGAAGTGTTGATGGTGAAACACCTCCCGTCGGCCATACCAAGTCGTTGAGACATTTAATATAAAATTAGAAATTAATTTGGTTGTTGACAATTGTCTTTGTCCATGAATGAAAATCTTTCTTCTTCAGTTCCTGGATCAGGTCCTGGCATTTGTATCCCATGAAAACATCAAATACATCGGTCACCTGGGTAGGTGACACCCTGATGTTCTGACATTCATTGATATGGTGATTGATGATATTGTAGGCAAATGCAATTTCCTTGAGTGTCTCGGCACCGGTGATAATAACCTTCCCTGTACTGAAGATACTCGTCGTGATACGTTTCATATCTTCTGCGGGTTTGAACTTAATCTTTACTGCAGAGTAACGATCGGGTTCAAAGGATACCTCGAAGAGATCATCACACATCTCAAAGTGTCGGGCCGTGAGGTGGAGATTCACGTTATAGTTCAAACTGAAGTTTGAATTGATCATCACCACCCTGAAGGTTTCGGGGGACAGTTCATTTTCGAGACCGAGTACATCTTTGAAAAATATGTTCAGATTCTTGATGATACGTTGACAGTCGAAAAGATCGGAACAGCCAGCGACTTGGATGCTACCATTGGGGAAAATCTTGATAGACTTCGTACTGTAGGTATCCATATACGTCAATGTGACCTGGTTGTAAAAAGTCGTAGACGTCTTGAGACTCCAATTGAACGGAACTCCTGATTGGAATTTCTTCATAGACTCATCGGGATCAGCAAATAAAGACTTGATCTTCTCGATATCAATCTTTACTTCTTCGCTAAAGCCAGAAATCATCGTGATGGTCGTGATCTTTACCCAAGAAGGCATCTTGTTGGAGGGGAACGTACGCCTGAACTCATCGAGTGTCAGGAGGTACGAGAATGTCGTGTTTGCAACTGAATTGTACATGATGTATACAATCCATATAAAGGGGTGTACTTAGGTTAAAGAAATCATTGCTTTTTACTTTATGACTTCCATCCTCAAATCCGCCCACGTCATCCACGATGTAGAAGAAGATCGTTCCTACATCGAAGTTCTCTATTCTAAATATGTCAATGACGAAGGATACAAAACCTTCGTGGATTACCTAGATGCAGCACCGATCGGTGACTGGACCAAGATCGTATCCAGAACACAGGGTGTTCGTTACGAAAAGTTCATTGATACCATGATTGAAAAGAACGTGGAAACACGGCAGAAAATGGCAACCATCATGCTCGAGAATATACTGAGTTACGCCTTCAGTAACATCCGTACCCAACTTCGTCTCATGAATACAATCAAAATCCTGGACCCAACCTTCGATCCTCCGTACGTCAATAAGAGATGCTCTTGGCAAAGGGAGTTTGTGAGTACCTTTTGCAAAGATATCCTACCAGATGTCATCGAACGCTGCACGAATGTCAATCGCCTCGAACGATTCTTCAACGTCTTGAGATTAATAGAACTAGAACTATGAGGATCGCGACAGCGAGCATCCACCTAGGAAACACCCTCTTTCCCCGAACCTTTTCCACTAAAATCTTACCCTTTTTGTAATCTGTGAATCCCGTGTCTATATTCCTCTGAGGATACAAGGGTCTAGACATTGGACACAGTGGTTCCTTCTTAGGTCCACCCATGTACATACCCCGAGAATACAAGGGACCTTCTTCACGCACTTCAAACTGAGCATCCTGTTCGTCGGGGTATTTGAAACTGGAAAATTTTTCAACGCGACGAACAGTGCCTGGGCCTGAAGTGACAAAGGGGTTAACCTTGTTCATCAAGGCATCATCGTCGAGCATTCGTACACTCATCTTGATACTATGCTACATTATAATTTTTTGTCTTGATCTTCTGTTTATGTTCTGACCACATCTTATCTAGATCCACGTTCAACATGTGTGCGAGCTGGAACAGGTAACTGAATACGTCGCCCATCTCCATCATGACATCTGTCCCACGCTCCTTCTTCAGGTTCATCTTCTTATATTTCTTCTTATACTGTCGGATCGCAGACGCGAGTTCACCAAACTCTTCGGTGAGGAGTAGCCACACGGTGTCAACATTTACCTTGTCCCACCCCTTGGATTTGCAAACCTTCTCAGTCTCACATTTATAATAGTTAAGACTCATACTTACTCTACAAGCATGTATCAACTTTAATACACTTTAAGGATATGTCAGTAAAAAGAGTATGACCGGTAAACGCTATGCAGATCTATTTTGTGGTCTAGGTGCATTTCATACAGCCTTCGATAGGTTGGATCAGGGTTACCAATGTGTGTTTGCGTGCGACCTCGATGAAAGGGTAAGGAGAATCTATCATGAAAACTATGGCATCGAGCCACATGGTGACATCAATGCGATCGACATCGACTCTATGCCAGATTTTGATATCATGTGTGCCGGGTTTCCGTGTCAACCTTTCAGCATCGCCGGTAAAAAAGAAGGGTTCCGGGACCAGGTCAAGGGGAATCTTTTTTACAAGATCCTGGATATCATCGATGCCAAATCTCCACAAAAAATTATTCTGGAAAATGTAAAAAATTTGCACACCATTCACAATGGTGAAACATTTCGAATTATCATCTCGTCACTGGAAGATCGAGGCTACAAAGTTTCCTACAAAGTGTTGGATTCCAAACACTACGGATCTCCTCAATCGAGGCAACGTATATACATCATTTGTGATAAGGACACCAAGTACAAATTTCGACCCGTCAACAAGCCGATCACACCAGTGTCGACAATCATCGATCATACCGTAGAAGACTTCTTCAACTACGAAGAAAAGTATATTCTCAAACCCGCCAAGGGTCGGATGAAGTATACACTCATAAACAAAAAAACAGGAAAGGGTGGACGCCAGGGTGAACGCGTGTACTCCATCGACGACTACGGGCCGACGATATGTGCATCATCGGGTGGTCCGGGTTCAAAAACGGGTCTATACGAAATTGATGGGAAGATTAGAAAACTTACCATCAAAGAGGCACTTCAAATGTCAGGGTTTAGCCCGGAGTATCGTTACGGACCCAAGGATAACATGCTGTTCTACATTGGTAACAGTATCGTTGTCAATGTGTTAGATGAATTACTACAGGATATGTAACATCCAACAGAGATGGAACAATCTTGAACTGGATATCATTGGCACTCTTGCGTCCACCATCACCACCCTTGCGTTGAAAAGTAAACGACGGTCCAAGTTCAACAACCGTTTTCGAATCCCTGATGGAAAAGTCGTACTGCATCAGTGATTCGATCACATCCTTCATAGCCACAAACATGATTTTTTTTCGAGTCGCATCTCTCTTGTCCCATTCTGTTATACACAGAACGTCGGGCTTCAGATCCCCGTGTCCAAGAAGTGCATGCTCCAGGATTTCTCTCTTCGATGCGTTGAGTGTCTCGATGATACAGGGATCAAAATACTTTTTATGTTCACATCGTTCCTTCAATAGTGTCTCGATCGGTTGAAGATCGGGTATGATAGAAACAAGACTGTCCACTGTACCCCTTGAAATCTGTTGAAACTGTCTCGCTTTACTTTTCTTCACTTGTATGTTCATATGACCATTCGTCAGGTCGACTTTACTTCTACGATCATCGTTGACTCGAAAGTCGTTTTCGATATAGGACGCTACCCACTTTTCTTCACTGTACCCTCTTTTCGCGGTGGAAGCATTAACTCGTTTTTGTGAAAGATACAAGAGGTTTACGGCTCCCGTAAGAATATCCATGTTTTTACATACCGATTTGGTTGGACTTAGGTATTTTTTTCCCGGTTGTACTCGTGTTGGTGGGACGATCCATTGGCCGAGCGGTACTCTCAATGTCCTGAACATACCCTATATATTGTGATACACCGGTTTGAATTTGAGCTAACGCAGTATCGATCACAATCTTGTTGAGACCCCTGACCTGGGCCTGGACCCGTTGGTGATGGTCACCGGCATTGTTGATGAAGACCACACGCATAATGGCGAACAGGTCGTCTGGGTTTTGATAATCTATCGAGATCCCAGTCTTGTCCTTGAACGCCTGACGAATACCTCTTTGCAGGAGGTTCGTGTTGAAGTCAGAAAAGAACAGTGTGTTCAGGGGAGTCGAGCATTGTTGAATAGACTTGACTTCCATTTTATATAAGCCCCGAAAAAAAACTATTCGTAAATACTAAACGATGAAGTTTGCTGACTTTGATGAAGCCTATACACCCACGATCAACAACGTCAACCCAGAGCCTGTGTGCAAGAGTGGCGAATGTTTTGTCGCGTCTTACCCCCCAGTCGCTCCCCCAGGTGAAGTCGGTCCCTTCTATACCAACACCTACCTGTTACAGTCGGATCGCCGCAAAGAGGTTGCCGGCCCTGTTCCCGTTCGTAGTCGCGATTTCAAGTAAGTTAAAAATAATGTAGGTATGTTAGATAATGAGGGTCACGAAACGTTCCGGTCGTATTGAAGACATGAAGTTTGACAAGGTCACGAGTAGAATTTCAACACTCACTGATGGTCTCTCTGAAAATGTTGATTCTTCCAAGGTTGCTCAACAGGTTTTCTCTTCCATGTACGACGGTATCACCACCCACGAAATCGATACGCTATCGGCCGAAATTTGTATCGGTATGATTACATCAGATCCCGACTATGAAGTTCTCGCTACTCGTATCGTCGCCAGCAACATCCAAAAAACTGCCCCCAACACGTTTCATACCGCAATGAAAAAACTCGCATCGAGTGGCATCGTCACGAACGAAGTCGTAGAAGTCGCCGTACAGGTGAAAGAACATGTCAAGAAGGAACGGGATTTCGATTTCGGATACTTCGGTCTGAAGACACTCGAAAAGAGTTACCTCCAGAAGGCTGATGGTAAGGTCATAGAGACGCCACAGTATATGTTCATGCGTGTATCCATCGGTATCCATGGTAAAGATGTACCCGCTGTCATCGAAACCTACGACATGATGTCCCAGGGGATGTTCATTCATGCGACACCGACTCTATTCAACGCTGGTACGCCACGACCTCAGATGTCTTCATGCTTCCTCATCGCCAACAAGGAAGATTCCATCGATGGTATCTACGGAACCCTGACCGAGTGTGCCCAAATCAGTAAATGGGCAGGTGGTATCGGTATGCATATTCACAATGTCCGAGCCAATAAGTCGCGAATCAGGGGTACCAACGGGCAGTCTGATGGGATCATTCCGATGCTTCGTGTCTTCAACTCGACCGCTCGCTACGTAAACCAGGCTGGTCGTCGTAAGGGGTCCATTGCGGTTTACCTCGAGCCATGGCACTCGGATATCATGGATTTTTTGGAACTGCGTCTCAACCAGGGTGATGAAGAAGCTCGTTGTCGCGATCTCTTTTCGGCCCTGTGGATTCCAGACCTTTTCATGAAGAGGGTCGAAGAAGGTGGGAACTGGTCCCTCTTCTGTCCGGATAAGGCACCTGGACTTTCAGACTGTTACGGTGAAGAGTTTGAAGCTCTCTACAAAAAATACGAAGAAGAGGGTCGTGCGAACGAGTCTGTTCCAGCCACTGAAGTATGGAAGGCGATCCTAAAGTCTCAATCCGAGACTGGGACTCCCTACATGCTCTACAAGGATGCCTGTAACGCCAAATCGAACCAGAAGAATCTTGGTGTCATTAAGAGTTCCAACTTGTGTACCGAGATCCTGGAATATACCAACAAGGATGAAACGTCGGTGTGCAATCTCGCTTCGATCGCCCTTCCCAAGTACGTGAACAGGGAGACGAAGACCTTCGACTACGACAAACTTCATGAGACGACGAAGATTGTCACCAAGAACTTGAACCGTGTCATCGATCGTAACTTCTATCCCGTCGAAACGGCTCGCCGTTCCAACATGAAGCACCGACCTATCGGGTTGGGGGTACAGGGGTTGGCGGATGTATTCAATCTCTGTGGTCTCCCCTTTGACTGTGAAGAATCTCGGTTGATGAATGCCCACATTTTCGAGACGATCTATCACGCTGCGTTGGAATCTAGTTCTGAATTGGCTGAGGTTGATGGTCCTTACGAAAGCTTTGAAGGATCGCCAGCCTCGAAGGGTATCCTACAGCCAGATATGTGGGAAGGTGAAACAAAGTTTAGTGGTCGCTACGATTGGGACGAGATGCGTAAAAGGATTATGACCAAGGGATTACGTAACAGTCTTCTCCTGGCACCCATGCCCACCGCATCCACTGCACAGATCTTGGGTAACAATGAATGTTTCGAACCCTATACGACAAACATCTATCTTCGACGCACACTGGCCGGAGAGTTTGTCGTTGTCAACAAGCACCTCGTTGAAGATCTCAAGAGAGTTGGTCTCTGGTCGAAGGAGATGAAGGACCTCATGGTCAAGGCGGGTGGCTCTATTCAGAACATCATCGATATTCCCGACGACATCAAGAAACTCTATAAGACTGTGTGGGAAATCAGTCAGAAATGCATCATTGATATGGCTGCTGACCGTGGGCGTTTCATCGATCAGTCACAGTCCATGAACCTCTTCATGGAGAGTCCTACGATGTCCAAGCTATCCTCGATGCATATGTATGCATGGAAAGCCGGCCTCAAGACGGGTATGTACTATCTCCGCTCAAAAGCCAAGGCTCGCCCCATCCAATTCAGTCTCGAACCGGAGTGTGTCGCGTGTTCCGCTTAAAGTTTATGATACACCATAGGATATACCATGGTGATCAAGTTTGACCAAGTTATTGATGATATCAAGATTGCCGACTATAGTAACCGAAAGATTGTTCTCTCTACACAGAAGGGTGAACCCATCCGTTTCCAGATTCCGAAGATGTATATGCCCTTCGGTATCTCTGGATTTACACCAGAGATCGGTAACAAAAAATGGAATGTTGATTTCTCTATGAGAGGATTCGACGAGAGTGAAGGTATCATCAAGAAGTGCTACGATGTACTTCGACAGATTGAGGATAAGATTATCAACAATGTCGCGGAACAAAGTGAGGAAATTTTCGGAAAGAAGATGACCTACGACGAACTTCGTCCACTTTTTAATTCTAACATCAAGGAGTCATCTGGTCGCGAGCCAAAGTTTCGTGTTAAAGTTGATACGGATTTTGAGGGAAAAATTAAACCGTTTATTTACGATCAGGAAAAGAAGGATATCCGCTGTGTAGCGGAAGATGGTCTTCATTCACGAACTACAGGTTCTGCTATTGTTGAACTCAATAGTGTGTATTTCATGAACAAGAAGTTTGGTTGTACGTGGAGGTTGTACCAAATGATGGTCTCTGATATCCAACGTCTGAAGGGATTTCAGATCATGCTCGATGATTGAGCAACAAAATGTGATAAATCGCTTGAGCATCTTTTAATATTTTACCCTGGAGCCGTACGAATGACTTGGGATTGATCCCAGCTTTGATCTTCGCCATTCGTACGGATTCATCCCATAACACGAGTGTCATTATTACTTATTACATCTTTTTTATTTTCTTCTCGTACTCCTTCGTACCCTCCTTAGGCTGAAGCTTGAAGCCATTCTTCTTGGGCTTGAAAACCTTCGTCATCGCCTTCTTACCTTCACGCTTCATACGATCCAGGGCCGCACACGACGCAGCCTTGCTCTTGATGCGACCGTCGCTACCCTGCGTCAATTCCTTCTTCGTGAGACCACCGGCGGTCTTGGCAGCAGTACCATGGAACACCTCCGCTCGAGAACCGATATTCTTCATCATTTATATTATGCACGGAAAATTTTCTTGATGTCCAGAATTGAGATGGAACTTTTTCTTTCCTTGACTGGAATCTGATCTTCGAGACGTTTGTCGTGCAACACTTCTGCACAGATCGTAGACTTGTGACCCTGGAGTGCCATCATATCTTCTTCGACACTTTTTTCGTACACAAACTTTTTAACGTAGACCGTCTTCGTCTGACCGCTACGATGGCTACGACCAACAGCCTGTAGTTCAGTCGCAGGATTCCATGAAGGTGCCGTGATATAGACACGCGTTGCTTCTTGAAGGTTCAGACCCGTTCCACCAGACTTGATCTGAATGATGAGGACGGCATTGCTCTGAGCCTTCTTGAAAAGACGCATCTGTTCGAGACGATCCTCTTTTGAGACGGATCCATCAATCCTGAAGACGGGACCCTTGATATTTTTCTGGATATGATTCATCTCACCTGTAAACTGACAGAAGACCAACGCCTTTTCATCAGGGTGACCTTCAATCATACGAAGTAGGGTATCCATCTTCCTCGATCCACCGACCCATAGTTCGGCTTCCGTCTCAGTCTTTTTAGCGACACCATCGTAGTACATCTGCGGCCAGATGCAACACTGCCTCGCCCGAAGAAGACACTCCAGGAGTTCCATGTTTTTGGCACTGATGTTCGTCGTCGTCTTGAAGATTTCGCGAACAGTCTCTTGGGCATCTTCGAAAACATATTCGTAGAGACGTCTTTCTTCCCGATACATTTCGAGTTCGACATTTTCGAAATGACACTCGGGGATGTCGTTCATGTCGAGATCCTTCTTGGTACGTCGAAGAATGTAGATATCCTTCACCTTGTTTGACATACCCTGAACCAACACACGAGGGATACCCACAAATTCACATAGCGACACAAAGTCGTTCATCGAATTGAATACAGGGGTTCCCGTAACGACCCAGCGGATATCAGAACGGAGAGCGTTCACATTCTTGAAAATCTTCGAGTTTCGGTTTCGAATCTCGTGAGCTTCATCAAGAATGATCCGATCCCAGTGAATTCCATGAAGTCGAGAACCCATCCGGATGACAGAGTAGGGTGCGACCACGACGTCAACAAAGTTGATGTTTGTCGAGTCACGATCCGGTCCGTCCCACGCCTTGCAACGCAAAGATGGAGCAAACTTGGTAATTTCATCAACCCATTGGGAGACGATGGATTTCGGGACGACGATCAGAGTCTTCCGCTTCTTGTTGCCCAAGATGGTCGCAATCAATTGCACCGTCTTTCCAAGACCCATTTCATCACAGAGGAAACCACCCTTCGGCTTACCGATGTTGTTTTCCATGGTCAACATCCACATGACACCTTCTTGCTGATAGGGTGCATAGAGCCTAGCAGCAAGAAGAGACTTCGCGTTGTTATACAGTTGTTCAATCATTGTTTGGTATTTTGTTGGATGTCAGTCACTTAGGTAGTCATCGTCAGACATTTCGATGATTTCACACTGTACTGGCTTCTCTTCCTTCTTTTTACGAGGTTTCTTCTCCTTGGGCTTCGGGAGTTCGTCGAGGTGTTCCCGGTAATAGAGAACCTTGTCCCAAAATTCACGCATGACAGGCAGGTAGGTCTTCCACCATTCACGATCACGGGGTACATTGACGACGTCGAATTCCTCTGGACGAGGCCAGTTTGTCTCAGCAGGTTTATACTGGATGAAGTCTGCAGACTCTAGATCCAGGATTTCCATACAAAGTTGAAGCTGTGGCATGTAGTGCTCGGGTACTTCACCCGGAATAATCTTGCGTTGGGGAGGACACTTGATTTCAACCAACTTACCAGACTCGGTCACACCATCAGGACTTCCACCGAGCCAGTCCTCGACGGGGTGTGGACATAAACCCAATTCATGGACAACTTCACCATGACGTTCTTCGTAGAGAATACGAGCTTCGTCCTCATACTTTTCACCATGACGTGTCGCTTCATTGCCCATGAATTTTTCACCGAGGCCACACTTCTTCAATAAGAGACCTTCAGGTGTTTCGTACTTGTTCTTTCCAATGGCTGTCGCGGCATCGCTCGCTGTCAACATCTTTCCACGGAGGGCGAGCCATTCTTCAGATTTCTGTGCGGCGTATTCTCTTTCTAAAGCAGCCTTGACATTGGGGTGCATGTTACTCATCTATGGTGTGACCCTTTTAAACTACTTGGTGGGTAAAAGTACGATTGTGCGGCGTATTGTTCCGCCTGTTTTTTACTTTTGGCACAGCCCCTACCGAGGAAGGTATTGTCGACATAGACATCAATCACGAAGATACCATTCTCATGAGTAGTCACACGGTAATCCGGTAACGTGAGTCCATTCGTCTGACAATATCGCATCAGATGATCTTTGAAGTTATCATCAACCATGATGGACTGCATGTCTATGAATTCGGGATTCTCGTATATGCGTAAAATAAACTGCTTCGCATGAGCGAGGCCAAGGTCCAAATAGATCGCACCCACGAGAGCTTCAAAGACATCCTCTAAAATTTTAGGATTGTTATTCCACCCGTTTCGCATACCCTTCTCGTCCATCAAAACCCAATCATGAAGTCCCAACTTTCGAGCAATGGCAGCCAATGTCTCACTTCGCACAAGTTTGGTACGAGCCTTGGTCAAGAATCCCTCCTGCTTACTCTCGTGTTTGTCAAATAAAAATTTCGTAATCACAAACCCCAATACAGAATCACCCATAAACTCTAACGTCTCGAATGATTCGTTGAGTTCATCATGTTCCTTGATTGCAGATTTGTGTGTAAAAGCTTTCTGGTACAAAGTTAAGTTATTAATCTTTGTACCAACAAGGTCCTCAAGTTTGGATCGTTGAAGGTTCATTTAATTAAGAATGTGTTTAGGCTTTATCCTCCTTAATGTAGTGGGGGCTAAGGAACTTCTGGAGGTTAAGGTAGGTGACTTGCGTATCGCCGGGCTCGAGAAGGTTCTTGAGCTTATCGTCCATAACAAGAACGCGGCCGTTGTCGGGGTGCTTGAGACCCTTATCAGTGATGTACTTGTTGATCGCCTTGGTCACCTCACTCCGAGAAATGAGCTCAGATTTCTTGAGACCAAGGAACGTGCGAAGCTTGTCGGAAACCTTCTGCTTGCGGTTGAAGCCGTTGTTTTCGGCACGCTTCTTAGCCTTCTCACCGTCGGGATCGTCCTGCTTCGCCTTGACCTTGCGAACAAGCTTAGTCAGGGACTTAAGTTCGGAACGGATGGCAGCGAGCTCAGTAGTAATGGATTCGAGAGACATTATATCTTACTTAGGTTTCAACTCTTTAAGTGATTAAAACAGGGCAAAGGTACTTGCGAGTATCAGTATACACAGAATGATACCAATCCACATCAATACGCGTCGATTGTCGATCTCCGTAGATGAGAATTTGTCGATGATGGCGTAAGGTTCACGGGGTGAAACCCCAGCACACTGCCCTGGACACCCGCCACTGCAGCAACTCGCATCACACATGAAAACGCTGTCGCCCCGTTTGTATCCACATATCTGCTTCCTCTTGGGGTTGTTTTCAGACAGGAGAGCGTAACACCTACATGTTTCCGTCGTCTGGCATGAATCCCTGTTACAGTTCATTTTTATATGTGTAGATTATAATATGGATACGTATGTTTACAGTGAAGCCACGTTACAAAAATTCATGAAGAAGAATTTATTCTTCGA